AGCTGTTTCATGCGGAGTTGAATCGACCCTTGATCCACCGGGAACCTGGAGACCGACCTTCCGTTTCAGCATCACTTGCTTCTTTTGGTCCTCAGAGAGGCCCTGCATCCCATCCATGATGTCCTGCGCCGTCTGCCCCTGCTTCGGCATCCCTGGAACGGTGACACTGAAATTATCGTCCGTGGCAAGCTTACCGTACTTCTTCGCCTTTTCTTCGCCAGCCTTATTGGCTTCAATTAAAAACTGGGCGGCAAGAAGGGCGGAAGAACCGATACCCCCTACGTCCACCTCATCAGGGATCTGGAGCCTTGGATTGGAGTTCTTGGCTGCTCCGTATTTGATGTTGGACCCGGAGTCGGCTATACCCTTTTCAACCCATGCTGAATCCTTGGCAGCCTGAAAGGGCGCTTCTTCCTCATTAAAAATACTCCGAGCACCTTCTTTTGCCTGTTCCCTCTGAGCACGAATTAGATTCTCAGTACTAACCCGATCATTTCGAATTGTCTTAAGAGTCCCTTCTCTATCAGCCCGAATAGCATCTTCGGTTGAAACCCTGAGATCTCTGGGGCTCTTTTGCGCCAGATCGTACTTATTGGCCCAGTCGCTCTGCGCCTGGTCATACTTAGTAGACCAGTCTCTCTGCGACTGATCATACTTACCGGACCAGTCTCTGTCTGCTGCGTCAAACGCATCGAACTTCTTTTTAGCAGCATAGTCGATAGCCTTGTCAGCCGGGGCATATTTGGAATGCCACGTATCCAAATTTGCGCGCTTCTCACCGCCAAGACGATCAAGCTGCTTCTTGATCAGGTCTTTCTTGAGGACCTCCTGGCTTTTTTGCTCGGGTGAGGCATTCAACCTCTTACCGAATACACTCACGATAGGCATATAGTTACTTCTTAAATTTAGAAAATGTCTTTTTTAAAACGCACCTTTTTTTAATCGTAGAGGACAACCCGTCCTGCGCACAAAACTGGTCGATGCTCATCCCAGCCTTTTCGGCCTGTGCGGTAAGAGCACCTTTTTTCATATCCATGCCTTGGATCCACTTCTTTGCCATAGTTATTCTTCGATCTTACTTTGTTTATTCACGAGCAGCCCCACGATCTCAGGGAGCTCCATGATCCCGTTCAGGATGCCCTGGTAACGGGCCATGTTCGTCTGATCCTTGAATGGGTCGAGGGTGAACAGTCCGCGTTGAGCGTTGATCGTACGAGCCTGTACGTACTTGAGGACAGCGACCCACATCCGTGTCCCTGAAAGTTCAAGGAGCAGGGAATTCATCTCATCGGTCGTCATATTCTTAAGCTGGTCGACGATCGCTTCGTCATTGAACCAATTCTTCGCCTCTGTGGGTTGTTGTGACATATTCATTGTAGATATAAAAGTTAGAACTGAGCCGTGTTGTACTTAGGCAAGGTGGATGGATCCTGTTGCGCGTAGGACATCGGGAAATTGGGGACACGGAGACCAATCTGCCGCTTAAGGAGCATCTGCTTCTTCTGCTCATCAGAGAGTCCTTGTGTCCCTTGGATGATGTCCTCCGCAGTCTTTCCCTTTGCTTTATTTACGGAAGAACCTGGAAGAGAGACATTGAAATTAGAGTCCTCTGCGAATTGCCCCTGTTGCTTGGCACGATCCCGTGCCGCCATATAACCCATGGCTGCGAGCGCTGGGTAGGTCGTAAGAGGGTCAATAAGGCTGCTGGCCGTGGCGAGCGCTCCTAGTTTACCTGGGACGGTTTCCATCTCTCCAAGGGAGTTACGCCAATCTTCTACATTTTTGAGACTGGCCGAGGGGATGGCTGCCGTATCACCGTCAAAGTCACCATAGGATCTTGTCCCCTGCACGGGTTTCGCGTATTTACCGGAGTCCTTGTCTATAAAGTTACCCCAAGACGCTTTTCCCTCCACCTGCCCTGGGTTCTCCTTCAGCCATCTTTGGTAATTGGCTTCAACGGCCTTGTTGTACTCCATGTCATTGAGAAACTTGGGCCGTTGGCCAAAAGGTTCCTCTTTTTTCACCTGCGAAGAACGCATAGAATTCCATCTTGCGTTGTCTTCGGGTGAGAGGTTATCTCCTACTTCGGAATCAAGAGCCCTATTGTATTCCCGTAGTGTGGGTTTCGGAGTCCCCAATCCTTGTATATGAGCCATACCAGACAACTCATCCAGAGAGGCAGGACCGTCAGACGTTAAACCCTTGGATTTCAAAGCTCGTTTCAGCGCATCCATTTTCAACTCACCGCTCACATAGTTCGGTGGGGTCTCATCTGGATCATCCCATGAGACCAGGCCCGCCTTCGAAGAAAAATTATCAGATGACATATCTTGATTGGCTTTCTCGGCTTCTGCTATAAGTTCAGCACGTGATTTCTTTGATCCGCTCGCTATAGCATTATCTATGTAATCTCGGACGAACTCGAAATGGTAATCCTTTGACATATGATCAACGCTGGATTGAATTTGCACGATTTAAAAGTGCGCTCTCGGCATTCGACTTGCCGGATGTCGCGATATTAGTGTTCACCTTGCCACCGATCTTACGATTGGCACCACGCACATTCGTGGTCTGACCAGCATTCGGCGTGATCCCCCGCCCCTGGTTCGGGACGAACGCATTCTGCGCACTGACTGGGACACCTTGTACAGTCGGAGGTGAACCTCCACCCTGCAACGGGATCGGTCCCGCAGCCTGTCCCATCGTCGAATTAGCCATATAGGCCGGGATCATGTTGGCTGGCATCTGGGAACCCAGCGCCTGCATGATCGCAGGCAAGTTCTGTGGCACGTTCATCGGCTGCTGCTGAGCGCCCGCTGCTGAGCTTGCCATGTCCATGATGCCCTGCGGAGGCGCGTTCGGATCTGGTTGCGCTGCACCCGGAATCGGCTGACCGTCAGGGCCGACGAGCGGTTGGCCATCAGGACCAACGCCTGCCTGTCCCTGGTCATCCTTCGTAACCGCATCCAACGAGAAGTTCCAGGGTTCCAAAACCTTGCCCGTCAGTTTCCTTGGGTCAACGAACGGCATGTTGATGAGCAACTGGAACAGGTCCATGTTCTGCTTCTTATTCACGTCATTCTGACCTGCGATCGACGGCAAGACCGTCGCTTTATAATCAAACTCGCCCTTCAGATCATCCTTCTCGATCAAGGGGAACTGCTGTTCGCCGTTGTCACCGAGGATCCGGATTTGAAGATTGTCCGTGAAGAACTGCCGTTGCATGGACATCCAATGGCGCATCACGTCCGCATACGCATCACCAAGATGGTTCACGAAGAGACGGACGCGCTCCAGGGTGGACTCACGAAGGTGCCGGACTTCTGTCGCGGAACCTGCGGATCCTCCGACGCCCATAGACATGTCATCCACGCCAGAGGCATACCGCATATCTGCCTTCAGGAGCTCCTCTTCCCGATAGGCGGACTGTTTCACGTCGGAGAACTGGACCTCTCTCACGCCACCCGGGTCCATCGAATAGATGATGCCGAACGGACGGGCAACGAGTTCCTCCTTGTTGATGTTCGCCAGCGGGTTCACGATCCACATCTTATGGATACCGAGCGTCGCTGAGTCGAGCCGCTGGTTCTTGATCATGTTGAGCATGATCTGGGGACTCTCAAGGATCATGGGGAGACCGTAACCTTCGAACTCACCAGGAAGACGAAGATAGGGCACCTCAATAAATGGAGCCTCCTTATGATCAAACGGATTGGGGATCTGTCCCCCATCCATGATTGGAACATAGTTCACGATGACCGCGTAGGCGTCATCAAACGGCCTCCACCATTCAAACACCTCATACATGCGGAGACGCTGGTCACTCTGGACCTGATACTTATCACCTCCAAAGCCTCGGATCGCTGTATAGATCTGTGGAGTCCCCTTCGTGATCATCTCATGGTTCGAACGCACGAAATAACGGATGGCCGCATAGTCATTCAAATCGCCACCTGGACGTGCGAGCGCGAGCCGAAGCCGCTTAGGATCCGCATTGGGGTATTTTCTCTCAATCTCAGGCGCGGTGAGGACCAGACGTTTGAACCAGAACTGCTTCGATCCCCTCGACGTGTTATGCCAGTCATACCAGAGCGTATAGTTATCCACCGCCTCGGCGACAGGACCATCGAAATAGGTCTTCGTCTCCTCTTTCCAGTTTGGCTTCTTTTTCGTGGGATCATTTCCACGCAGGTACTTATAGGTACGAACGTCCTTCTTCCAATACGTCTGCATGAAACCGGTACCGTAAATAAGGGCAGCGCGTACAACCTCCTCACTGACTCCGTCCATCTTCGCCTTCTCCCACTGGTAATCCATCAACTTACCCTGGCGATCTGCCTTTGCCTGGTCATCTTCGGACCTCCCTTGAGCCGCGAATTCAGGACGGGCATCCAAAATACGGGGCATCAAAGTCTCCACGACGGCTTGGATATAAGGGGTACCGACATTTGCCTGCCATGTCTCGATTTCACGTTGCCGATCACCAACATAAGCCACAAAGAGCTTATGGGAACGATCGAGTCTTGACTTAACTTGACTCAAAAAATACCCTCTGGAATCTTGCGACTGTAAATAGAAAATGTTGATGAGGTCTGTTTCCTTTTGTCCGAAATCCTGACTCGCGTACCAATCCATTGCCATAGTTATTCAAAATTAAATCTTTCCGATTTAGATATCTTCGTTCCGTTTGTCGTAGTCTCCCTAAATTCTTCGGAAAGTTTATGTCTTTTTCCTGGCATATTCCCATTATACCGCGTAACACAAAAAAACAGGCTATTAGTAGCCTGTCTTGTCACGCCATTTCCGCTCCACTTTTATTTGCGTGGGGTGCGCTTCAGGCAAGACTTTAAATCCCTGAACAGCCAAAGCGATACTAAAAATTGCGTCGTCATGACCATTTCCCGCAGGCACCATTCGATTCATATCGTCATAAACAAATGCCGCCATTTCATCCAATATCTCTTTCGAATGGATCGTGAGCTCTCCTTCTCGGACGATCGTCGCCAAGTCATCGATCATCAGTGGCCTAGTAACCGATGTCGTCTTCCACCCAAGGCGTTCGCTCCAAGGAGTTCCTGGGGTATCCAACTTAGCTGGTCGGAAATAGATATTCGGATAAATCATGTTCCTAAGGGCGACTAGGGCCGTAAGACCATGGTTGTTTACTTCAATGACGGCCAGGGCATTAGAATACTTCCTACCCATGTCATTGATCCGTTGGGCAAACTTGTCAGGAGGGAGCAATCCTCTAAAGAATGCCACCTCCTCACCAGTCTTCCTATCCAATATGACGCATACGCAATAGTCACCACCTTCGATGCCTTCGGAAGTATCCGCTCCCATCACATAAGAGCCGTCAGGATCATGCTCCTTGTAGATGACCCACCCATCCTCCGCCCGTACCAGGCTGCCATCAGGACGTTTGTCACCCAGCTTCAATACGTTCTTTCGTTGACGAAGGATGAAGGACATGTCGAATACGTTCCTTCCGGAAGACATGAACTCAAGGCAATACTCCCGCCGGAACTTCTTATCGTCTCCCATGCGACGGCGGATCGTGTCCACCTCGGCCTGAGAATAGAGCCACCACCAGCCATACTCACGTTTCGCGTAATCATTGTCTGACGTGAACATCCTATAGAACGTATCGCCGATTATATATGGACTTGATTCCACGATTAGTTTTCCATTGATAGGCACCGAGGCTTCAAGAACCGCCATCTTCTCTTCGGCATGATCCCAAAAAGGCAACTCCGTACAGTTGCGTGTAACACCCGCCGAGGTCATGAAAGAATGAGGAGACTCACGCATTGAAACGTCATAGACCACTTTCTCCCTTGGCAAGAAATCAACCGATACGACCCTCTTCCCCTGGAATCCCTCAAGACAAGGACCTCCACTATAGCTGTAGATCTTTTTAAATGGCTTCAAGTGCATCATAGGACCAGGCCCTGGAAAAGCAATGTAATCTCCTGGCTCAAAATCCGCTGCTCGCCTCCACACGAGTTCGTCCATCCCAAATGTAAGGAGCTTGTGGTCTTCGGTGAACTTCGCTGGTTCCCCGCCTTCGACTGCCAATGAAACCATCGGTTCCGTGCCTTCCTTCGCGTGCACACCTGAAACTTCAGACGGGTAACCCTCCCCATTGAAAATATGATCTCCTGGTTGGAGATCCTTCACCTTGATTGGCGTCCCCTTCACGGTGAAGACCTCAGTTTCCCCTGAAAGACAAAGGGCGAAGTTGATCGTGTAACCACGGCCTACATATTCCGTAGAAGGCATGACCATAATCTTGGACTCCAGTTTAGGGAATGATATTTCATACTTCGAGTTATATTGGACCGTCGGTCTAAGTTGCGAAGGAGTCGTCCTATAAAAGGTCTTCACCTTCTCAAGGAGTTCCTTCGTGAGGTCTGAATTATATCCAATGAGGGCGACAGTGACACCGGGGTTCATGAGCGCGTAATGATATGCGTATCCAGAGACGGCGGAGGAAAAACCCACCTGCCGAGCCTTGAGACATATCACCCGATTGTTCGTACGAATAGTGTTGAAAAGATCCTTCTGCGCTTCATTTAAAATGAATGGTACGAGAGTCCCATCCTTCGTCTTTATCTTCACGAGGTTCTCAAGAAAATACCTAGGGTCCTGCAGTCTTGCCAGTATTTCAGGTGAAACTTGTTTACCAGCCATATCAGAGTCCTCCTATCTCACGCTCGATCTCTCTTTGGCGTCTAATAGACTCAGGCACCTGAGGAGCATTCACCTCATACTCCTCGACCGGAGCATTCAACTCTTTCTTCCGTTCCTCCGCTGATAGCTTCTTCATGATCTCGTCTTCCCATGAGGATGTCGGTTGGGCATCCGCCTCTGAGTAATTCTCGACACCGAGACTTTTCATGAGGATCTGGATGACCTTCAGTCTCACGAAATCGTTCTTCGATGTGTCAGCCACGTCACGGAGATCGGAGACGATCCGATCGAACGTCATTCCATTTTCAGACAGGGCTTTCTGGAACTCCTGTCTCATGGCGAGTTTGTCGAAGGTCTTATAGACATCCACGACCTTCTTCGCTCCGATCATGTCCCGGAGTTTGATTGGGTCCTGTGTTACACGAAGCGCTTTGAGCAGGAGCAACTGGGACAGCATCGATCTGTCTCCCTTCTTCGCTTCTGACCCCTTCGCCCAATATGGGATATCGGTCAGGTCTTCGTCATTTCTTACCGGCAGCGGCATAGTTATTCAGTAGTACCTACGGCATCTTTATAGTTCAAAGCTTCCCCTGACTCCATCTCTTCCTTGCGAATCTCTTCCATTGGTATTCTAACCTCATTCCTCGACTTTCGGAAATGGGACCCGTCAGTCGAGTCAGGTTTAATGCCCAACCGGCGGCAATCAACGACGTAAGGAGGGAGATATTGGGGGATGCAGAGATAAAAGATCTCCATTCCCTTGTCTTCGTTGTAACTGAAGATGAAATTCGCGACGTAATCCAGGAAATCCATGGGGCGCATCTTCTTATCCATGGCGTACTTCAAAAGATCCCACCGTTCTGGCATCTGGTAGACGCACATAAGATGATCGTACGTCAGACCCTTGAAGGGGAACTCGAAAGACTTAGGATCTTCGAACGGATTGCCCCTCATGAAGTCATCCCCGTAAAAATCTTCTATGTATTCCATGATCGCGCCCGAAACATAGTGATATTTCAGGTACATGGGCTTCACTCCGGATGCTGCAATGAACAAACGCTTGAAAGCGGTCCATCCATGAGGCGCATACGTGTGTTCCAGCTGCGAATACTTGGACACGAACCCCACATCACCGTTCTTCTTGGCAAAAGCGACCGTATACTTCCGCCTAAGCCACAAATACTTCACGGAATAGTTCCAAATGTCATTCGTCATGTCATCGTGGAGCTCCCGAAAATAAGAAAGGAGCTGTTTCAGCTCCAAACCCTCATCCGGCCAGAACAAAACCTGCGTATTTGCGTAATCCTCGTGTCCTAGGTTCCAAAAATAGATGTTTTTTCCATCTCCAGTCGTCCTTGAGTAGATATCCTTGCTCAATCGATCCCAAATACCCCACTTTGGCTTGAACTTACGGGGGTATTCCTTGAATTCAGAGGGTAGTTCGAACCATTCAGTACGTACAAACCGCTTCTGGCTCTTGATTTTACGTCTATTTACGCCACTTCCGAGCGTCACGAGACGTTCCAACGTGTTTATCTGCATATGAAATGTTCATTTTAGTTTAAAAAGCTGCTTAGAGGGCAGGTGGCATTGATGGGGAGGCCCCAATTGAGCTCAAACCCGGCATTTGGGGCATCTGAAATGATCCAGAGGTCGGAGGCGTCTGAGGCGTTTGCAGATCATACGCCTGGTACGGACTCGAACTAGCCGTGGCATCGGTCGGACCCTTGTCGAAAGGAGAGTTCTGACCGAAGATCTGTTCAAACTGATTCACGATCATCGTATAAAGATCCGGACTCGCGTCTTTTGCCCAGTCCAAGAATGCTTTTACCGATGCCGGATCCGTCGGATCGACCCCAAAGCTCTTCAGAAGGTCAAAGAAACCCTTGGCTGCCTGTGGTTTAGCGGACTTAAACGTGTTCTGGATCCCTATGGCATTCGAATCGATGGCCGCTCTCCGGGCCCTGAGCGCATCCATGGCCGATTGCATCTCCGCTTGGATGCTCTGTGGGTCATTTGGCGTGTTAGGATCCGGTTGGATCGGACCATTTATGGCACTTTGCTGCATTGGCATAGATTTAAGATAGACCGGTTATTGGGTATTGTCCAGGTTCTGCGATGCGTTCGTCTCATCGACCACGTAGGTTGGGAGGCCTATGAGCGCTCCAAGGTTCCTATTCGTTCTGGACGCGGCCGATTCTTGCGCGGGGATACCAAGTGGCGTTTCTCCCTTCGTGGCACGGATCATGCTTCGCGTTGCATAGTTGGGGATTATCTCTGTTGCTTTTTCAGAGATTGAAGAAGCTATCCCAGGGATGATGCCCGGCAAAAGAGCCACGGAAGAAGGTGTATACCCTTCGATCAAACTACGAAGTGCATATAAAGCTCGTTCCTCAAAGGTAGATCCTTCAGGGAATAGGCGAGCCCCGAACTGGTTTTGCGCGAACTCAGTGCCTATGAGCGCCGGAGCGATGTAATTGTTCCATGCCACCTGGCCAGCAGCAGTCTTCATCACAGGCAACCTGTCTATTGCCTCCGCAAGTCCGCCGAAGATAGTCGAAGGATAGGACTTCTCACTCGTATCAAAAATCGAGAGCGTGTACCAAGGCAATCCCCCGGCCATATTCACATAAAGCGGGTTGCCTAAATTCCCACCGAATGTCCCAAGACGGACTTTGCCCGGGCCGTTCAACCATGCGTTGTACTTAGACTGCATGGCCACAGCCTCAAGCGGATCCTTTGGATTGGAGATCTCATGGAAAAGTTTCTGGACATCGTTGATGGCTGCCGGATTGTTCTTCATTGCCGTCATCGTCTTCACGGCCATAATATAAGGAAAAGAGGCGAACGGACTCCCGATGATTGGTATATTTCTGAGCGCTGTAACCAGCTTCGGGACATCCGCATAGGAAGCCCCCAGCTTCTGGGTGATCTCGCTCGCTTTCGCAGGGGAAAGAATGAAATGGTATTCACCATTCTTCACGCGCTTACCCACGATGTCAGCTTTGCTGATGCCACCGAACTGCCGTTCCATCAACATCAGCTCTTGGGGATCAAGCCCATCCTTCGTAAGAATCCCATAAGAGAAGATCCTGCCGGACATGTCAGGACGGTCGAACGTTCTCGCATCATTGATCACGTATTGGGCTCCCTTCGCGAGCCAGGATCCAGGGCCGCCCCTCGCCGCATAACCCTTGATCCGATCCTCAAGGTCATTCATCCCCAATAAGAGCTGATCCTGCGCCAGGAATGATGGCCTGATCTGATCTTCAACCCTCTTAGCCTCAGGCAAGTAAATAATAGGATCTTCACCAGCTTTCCTTTTAAGGGCAGCAGACAACGCTGCGCCCAGGGCCGAGGAATCCTTTCCGTCGGACTTGCGGACGTTCTCAAAAAAATTCTTAATTCCACCTAGCTTCTCGAACTGCGCACCTTCCGTCTTCATCCACGTCCTGTAGTTCGTACCCGTCTGCGCGAACACGTCAGCGACCTTCTTCTGAAGTTCCTTCGGCCCCATCCCAAAAGTTGAGCGGATCTCTTCCGGATATTGGGAGAAGTGTTCTGCGGTCGCTGGATCACCGAACATGGCCAACATGAGCTTCCCAGCCGACTTATTCTCCAGCCCATAGGCCATGGAGACCGATTCAGTCCATAGTTTCAAACGACTCGGGGCGAATGCCTTGATCCCTTGCGCATGTAAGATGGCAGGGACCGAAGCGACTTCGTTCATGTACGTCTTCGGATTCATGATCTTGGACAGTCTCGCGGAGACGAAAGCTTTCCTGGAGAAATCAAGAGCTCCAATCAGCATTTCACCAATTGGTGCCACCTGATCCCCCAGTTGGACTTTCCACCTATCCCTAAGGGCATCAACTGCATCGTCATAAATCTTAGAACCGATGTACGGTGCCATCCCCTTGGCTCTCGCTTCCTTCCGCGCCATTGTCTTCAGCATCGTGGCCAAAGTCTTCGTCTTGGCAGCCGCATAGTTGGCGATAGAATCTGCGTCGTTCAACCCAGACTTAAGCATCAGATTAAATTCCTCCGGCGTCATTTCCGCTCGGATATGTTGCATAACTTCCGGGGAGAAGCTCGCCTGCGCCGCCTGTTGCATCGTTTCCCATGCCGCTTTCGCTGTCGGTTCGCTCGTTGCAAGATTCGCGAAGAACTCATCCGGTGTTCTCGCATTCTGCGCTGCGCTGACCCACGAAGGATCATAGGTCCCCATATCCGAGTTCCTAAGTGCTGTCACGACTCTTGCCCAATCCTCATCCGCGACACCGGAGATGAACTCCTTCGCCACCTCCCCATCAGTCTTTGCATCCGCAAGTGCACGATTGCGCAGCAGGGAAGCACCGTTATCCATCACAAGCCACTTCTTGATCGTTTCGCCATTGGGCATCCGTTCCAGAATCGAATCGACCCCTTTCTTCATATCCATTTTAGCCAAGATACCCTGATGAGCCACGGTCAAAGGATCCCATCCGAGAAGGGTGTCGAGCTGTTCATTCAGTTTAGCCGAGGTCTCCGAGAAGCCGGGATATTGAATCTTGGCCTGGAAGAACTTGGGCAGCTTGTCCCAAGATGCGTCGATCGCTTCCTCAGCGGAGATCTTGCCAGCTTCAAGGGCTTCAAATGTCGGTTTGTCGTATTTCCAAAGATTGGTTTGGAGCGTCTGTAAAGCCGTCGCATCATCCTTAAAAGAAAGAAAGGGTGAGGCGACTTTAGAGGCAACCTTCGCGCCCCATGCTTTGCCAGCGAGGGCTGCGCCTTCAGGTCCACCTTTGACGAGGCCCTGTGCCACGTCAGGGATCAACCCTCTCCACCCTGCCGAATACCAGTTAATCGGATCAGTCGCGACATCCAGCGCGAAGCCGCCCAACGTGCTAACCCATTTGTTCTGGACACCGATCTTCCTCAAATAGTCCCCCCACATGTCACCAGACGGATCCTGCACGTTCTTATTGATCGTATCGGCAAGCCCGACATCCGATTTGCCAGATGCCCACTCAGCCGCACCGACGACCCCTCGAATGGGAAGAGATAAAGCGCCGAGCGCCCTCTCCATGACCCCCGGCTGTTTGACCGGCTGTTCCGCCAATGGATCCGACGGGGGAGGATACCAAGCCGCGCTCAACTGAGTTTTCCGCTCCTTGTCCAATTGCGATTGGAGATTCCTGAGTCTCAGCTGTTCGGAGACTGCGGACAAGGGACCGCCGCTCGCAGATTGCGATTGAACATCCGCCGCCGCTTGATCAACATCCCCCTGCATTTGGTCCAAAGCTCCGCTCTGTGAAGCATACGTCGTGTTGTCGATTGCCATAGTAAATCCATTATACCGCGCTCCCCTTCATTGGCGTACCGTTCCCAATTTTCCCATCTTCTTCCCTTTCAGTCCTAAGCGCCCTACTAAACGATCCAAGCACCAGATCCGTAAGCCTGTCCGCTGGCACTTTGCCAAATTCCGGTAAAGGAGCGATCTCCCCACCAATGACCCCCATCTTCCTACCCAAGGCATCGACGCCCATGTCATATGCCGTAAGTATTGCCTGCTCAAAATACATGTTGGGTTTGAACTTCAGCGTGCAGGCATGACGGGAGCCTTTCCTCGGTTTGCCAACGATGAACGTACCGAGATACGGGATCCGGGCCTGACCCCGCTCCCGGAGCTCTCTCTTCACGTGTTCCAAGATCCCCCACAACACTTCATCAACGATCACTGGGTCAGAACCTTTGGCAAGTTTCGATATCGAATTCGACACCGACCACTCCGGATACTTCTTGTACGCGAACATCGTGGACGGATTAGCCTTCGGCCGACGCCGTTTCACGTTCGCGTAATCACGATCAATCAGGGGCATATGAGTATCATAACACAGGGCAACAAAAAATTTGGAAAAAATTTTTGTTGGGGGCAGTTTTTTCTGTTGAAAAGGGGACCCAATTGCACTGTAAGGATTGCGCAGCAAGTGAAGCATGGGCCAATGACGAATGGGCGAATTGCGATTGGAAAAATGTCGCGGAAATAGGGAGGGTACTATCTCCCCAGGTCCCAGCCAACCTACGGGACTCAAATCGAGTCAACTCCCCATCCCCCCATCCGTACATATGCCGCCTCAAATATTTTCCCTTGGAGCATATGACTACATATGCCTATATAATCGCATGCCTACAGGGCATGCTCTCACAAAGATATGATTACGTACACGCTTACTGCCGAGCAGATTGCAATGCTCTGCTTCGCTGCAGAGAAGTACTCACAGCAGCTTGCTGACAAGTACGACTACGCATGCGCTGCAGGTGAGGGCGACGACTTGCTCAAAAGAGCTGAAGAGTTGAACAACATCTCACTTGAGCTCTCGCGCGCAGATGAGGTGACCTTCACTCGCAACAAAGAAATTGAGCCCTAAACGGGCTCTTCTTTTTCTCTTAACATAGGGAAATATTCTCTCTTGGGAACAATGGCCAGGAGCACGCTTTACGCGGTCAGCTTCTGGGTGTTAACTCTGTTCCGAAGTTTCTACCTCTTTGCGCGGGGGAGGGCAGATTGCGGCCGCAGTCTCTCTCCCCCTCTTCGAGGATAAGGGCTTTGCCCTTCTTAAATGCACACTTATTCTCTCAACCTAGCTAAATAATATGAATCTCATCACTATTCTAGCCTTCATTATCGTATGTGGACCCACAGCCCTCATGTTCTGGGCTTTCACTGACTTTCGAACAGAGGAAGAGAAAGCCCAAGACAACAAATTTGATCCCGAACGCGCGGAGCTAATTCAAAAGCGCATCATGCGCGAGCTTATCGAAAAGAGAATCCACGACAAACATATGGGGATCGCTAAAGAGGCAATATCTCTCGACCTCGAAAAACTCCATAAAATCCCAGACTTCGACTATTAACCTACCCTACAACAATAGGGAACGCTTCGCTCTTTACGTTATATTGGCCCACCAGGGGCCCATAAATATTCCCATTCGGTAACTATAAACTAACGGGCCTCAGTGCCCACACCAAACAATATGGCCTACAAAGCCGAACCAGCCAAGCAGCGCGAAGAAAATGACTGCATTTTCATCGGTCGCGCCTGGGTCAACAAGACCCAAACAGGTAAAGAGGAAATCTCATTCAAGATGGACGATTTGTGCAACATTGCCGTCAAAGAAGGGGAAGCTCCTCTCCAAATCGACGCCATTACCGTCTTGCAAATCCTGCAGGATGAAATGGCCAAGCCTCGTGAAGAACGCAAGATTTACATCGCGTTCTACCAGAACACGAAGCGCGAGGGCAAACAGGACGCTGATTACCGCGTGCGCATGAACTTGCCACTCGGCATCATCGAAAAGGCTCCTGCAGAACCTGAAGCCAAATAAAAGCCAAAGGGGGGAAACCTAACACGGTTTCCCCCCTTTTTTAGAACAAACTGTATCGCTGACGCTCATTGTCCAATATTCTTATTCGGTGCCCATGGCGTTGTGCCATGGGCCACCATCGTATAAGGCCCACATCCGAAGTTCGGAACATGGGCTTAAGCACCGCTTCTGGCGTCTTGTCCGCTCTGGAAGTCAAGGAATTCGAGGTCTCGTGTATAAGCAGGCGGTGCAATTCCGTCTTCCGCTTACCCCGGCGCGATGGCCAAAGAATCCAAGTCCTCTGCCTAAGGTCGATTGGCGATCCTTGGGCAGGGGCACACAGCACACTATAGATCAAACGTCAAATAGCCATCTGTATTGGTGGCTTGAAATGAAGCATTGGTTGTCCTGCGACTGAAGGTGCAGCTGGCTGAAACTGTCTGACTCACCATCTTTGGAATCCAACTCTTGGCTTAATTGAGCGCTTTTCCGCCTGAGTGGTAGCAATGCTCACCAGGTGTTTGTCCCTTGGTCCAGCCCCTCCAAAGGGTGAACTGGAGTCTCCGGTACCGAGGGAGACAGGACGTTTCGGCATTTGCCCGTAGGCGGCCTACCCCTACAGTAAACCACGTCTAAAGAAGTTCGTCAAGCAATTGGCTCAATAGAGCCAAAATCCACTGTTCATGTGAATCCTGATACTCATGTTCATGTGAATCCTGACACTTGATATGGCAACAATAGATAATAATTTGGCTTAATTAAGCTAATTTCCCATAGGCAAATGGTGAGGGACGAATACTATTCTCCACTCTTCTATTTGTTCCCTCTTCCATCCGATTCCTCACCATTAAAAAAAAGGCTCTTTTCAGCCTTTTTGAGAATAAACTCAACCCTTTCCTATGCTTCACAGCGCGTAGCGTATGTAACATGAGCCCATAACAACGCGCCATTGTCAATATTTGGCCCCTTAGCAAGAAAAAACCCACATAAAAGAACAAATCACCTCACTCGAAAAAGAATACACAAATGCACTCAAAACCGCAGAAGACATCCAAACAAAAGCCATCCCCAAACTCAAGAACCTGCTCATAGAACTTAAATCAAAATCCATATGACCCCAACCATTAAACCTTATTCCAAAATCACCATAGAAGCATCTATCCCAATTAAAGGTCACATCCACAGAGAAGCATTTGGAGACTGCTTTATCTGCGCAATGAAAGATGAAACCAATGAAATACCCATCATGCTCCTAAAAGGAGAGAAAATTGACCTATTCGCACTTGCCATCATGGGACTGACACGCCTTATGACCGAAGATGAAAATGGCAATGCTTTGGCAGACTTCCAGACAAAAGAACTCAAAGAAGAATTCATTGATCTCCTTGAAAAAGGGCTTAATATACGCAAGAAACAACTTACCATATGAAAAAAGACATAGAAAAGGAAATAAATTACCTAGAAAACATACTTTTCCCACTAATCTGGGAAAACAACAAAAATATCAAAGACACCGACCTCAAGAAAATCTATGGATGTGAAAAACTAAGCACTGACTTTGACAACTGGGTCGAAGATCTCCTAGAAAACGAATCAAACTAACTCAAACTCCAACTTTAACCACACATAACGCAGTATTGCACAGCATATGACACAAGAACATATTCCAGTCACAGTCACTACCATCCTCAATGGCCAACAGATTGCCAGCACTAGCACAAAAGGAGCCATCGTGACTCTTTTAAATGGAAATGGAC